GCTACGCTACAATCATAGTTTGGCTTTGGTGTAACAGAAGTTTTCTTTGTTTTAACATCAATAGTTTTACTGTTTACAACTAAATCATAGTCTCGTGTGTTATGTTCTTTTCCTCCTAAAACTTTTCTTACAATCTCTTCTCCTAGAAACCCAAAAACATTTCCCTTACCTCTCGTAATAGATTTGTACAACACTCCCATCTCTTTTGCTTTACGATGAGATACACTACGCATTTTATCTGTTATCTTTACTTCAATCATAATACGGCTCCTTTATCTATGTATTGCACAATAGGTTTTTCTTTTGCCTTACTAACTTTAGATGCTTGTTCTGATAACGAATTTCCCCAACACTCAAAACGAAAGTCACAAAACTTACACTCTGTACCTAGCACATACCTTCCACTAGGAACTCCCCTGTATGTTTCTTTTATAGGTTCATAGCATCGAGAAAATTTGTTTTCTTTCAATGTATTAACAGTTTTTTCTAAAGATTTTATAACTGTGTCTACATCATTAGCATACTTTATGTACTTAAACTCTCCTGATGAATGATTGATAACCCACCATCCACCTGCTTCTACTCCTTTACCTTTAGCATATATAGCAAGTTGGCCTACGTAACCAAAGCTATCATGCTTTGCTATGTTTTCTCCTCCTGTCCATTTACTTTTATAACTCCAAGGACTAGCAGATTTTATGTCATCAACTTTACCATCGACAATAAGATCATACTCTCCGCTAATTGTTTCTCCAGCTATTTCTACTTGAACTCTTTCTGGTTCACCATACTTAACTCCTGCTTCATTTAATACTCCTTTAAATACAGCCTCAGTTATATCTCCTATTAACATTCGCAACAAAAAGTTAGTACCGAAAGGGACTGCTTTCTCAGGTTTATTTTTCATAAACCAAAGTTGGCAGGTAGCCCTTCCGATATTGCTTGCTCTTAAACGAAACTTCCTGTTGTTTTTATCGTCAAACTGTTTATCCAAGGCTTGCTCTACATGGCTCATTACTTTATTTTTAGTAGTTGCAGTCATGCTTGCAGTTCCTTCAAGAACTTTTGTAAAATAGTTATGTACGAGTAGTTCAACAGGATGTTCCATATTAAACGTCCTCTACTACATTAACAAACTCATCAATGATGCTATCGTCTTCACTAGAGAATGTTTCACCACTACTTTTTTCTTTATACCTAGATTCAATATAATTGTTTTGACCATCAACCCATGCTACAAAATTACCGAAAGCTTGTTGGTCTGTATCACTGATATCAATCTTGGTAGATAAATCAACTACAGGAATAGGACTAAATACCATATTACCATTAGGCATTGGTGATCCTTCAGTAGTTATAGAAATTGAGTGTTCAGGTAAAAGACGCTTTGCTGAATAGTATTTACCAATAGCTTCTCCCATAACCTTAAACGCATCCTTGTTACTTATTTCCCAAATGACAGGAGCTTCAATAGGTTTATCTAAAGGCTCTCCCTTTGCGTTCATGGTTTCTTTTGATGAAGCTATACCAAATAAAGTACGGACTCGCTTTACAGAAGATATTAAACGACGAGTAGCTTCAGGCAACGCTTGCCAATCTTTGATATACCCTGACGGTCTTCCACAATTAAATCCACCATCATCATCCATGTGATCAGCGTTATTGAAGTTGTCTTGTGTAACAAATACTGACCTAATAAACTTACCCTTCTTTCCGCTTTGATCTGGAACAGTGAAGGGAACCCAACGCACATAACGAAACCTTTGTAAGAAAGGTCTGAAAGTAATGCCCTCTGAATAATGTACATCCCCATCATTGTCAGTTATTGCAAATGTTCCTCCCGGAACTACTTCCATTTGTCTCTTCTTACCTTTTGTTTCAACCATGTCCATAATAGGTTGATGGCTAATCTTCATTCTAGGGATACTGAGAGAACTATCTTTTGTTGATTGCTTACCCATTCCCATTGCATTTGCCATAATGTCGTAGTTATCTGTACTAATTGTAGATATTTGTGTTTCCATTTAATATTCCTTTCTTGTTAAGAAGATGCCCATTATACACTTTTATTGTTTTTTGTCAAGCGTATTCTACAACTTCCATCCAATTATTTCCTATCTTGCAATCCATTATCAATGGAACGTCAAAATTCATTTGAAATTTTAAGTTTAACATATCTCGAAGTTCTTTTTCTACTTGCTCTACACACTCTTTTACATATATTTCCTCCTCTGGATGCGTATCTATAACTACACTATCATGTACACTATTTACAATCATACTTTTAAGTTGTTTATTCTGCATCCTCTCTTCAACTAATAGTAAAGTTAATTGAACTATATCTGTAGATACAGATTGTACAGGATAATTCTTAACTGCTGTAAAGTATGTGATGCCACCGTTACTTCTACGTTTAGCATCAGGAAAAGCAAACTGTCTTCCTGTGGGTGTCGTAACCATTCCTGTAGACATTACTTCATTAGCTAACTGCTTATGCCAATACCCTATACCCTCATACTTATGTATAAACTGTTTATAGTATGTTTCTTCTGCTGTAGATTTTCCATACCCTGTAGCCCCAAACAAAGGAGCGAAGGTATGCTCTTTAGCTTCTTGTCTCGAAGTCTTTTGTCCTGCATCTGAAATTACTTTTGCAGTATAACTATGTACATCAAAACCAGTGTTGATCTCTGACTTGGCTAACTCATCTTCACCCAAAAATGCTGCTGTTCTAAATTCTAACTGTGCAAAATCTGCCTCTATTATCTTACCACCTTCCCAACGAGATTTAAATACACGCTTGATAGGAAAAGTATTTCCCCTTGGCATATTCTGTAAATTAGGTGAGTCTGATGCAAGTCTACCTGTAGACGTTCTATGCTGTACTAATCTTACGTGTAGTTTACCATCAGTTTTCATATAAGTTTCTATTCCATCAACGAAAGAAGATAGGTATGTATCTAATGCAGATAACCTTCTTACCTTATGTAAAAAATTTTGCGCTTTTGTCATTTTTTTGCGTTTAGCTACTGCTTCTAACATCTCTATGTTTATCTTACTTGTACTAAAACCATGATTAGATACCCAACTGGCAGAGGGAGCAGAAAACTTTAACCCTGCAATCCGTTGTTGAGGTAGATAAAGAATACCTTTAGAGTCACATACCTTACATAATCGTTTTGCCTTTCCTATCGTACCATCTTTTTTTCTTGCGATGTTAAAGCCTCTACCAAAACAATCGGAACACTGTATAGCTTTTGTTTTATATACAATACTACTTTTCTTTACTACCTGTTCCTTATAGTCTTTCTTGTTCATGTACGGTGCAAAGTTTGTAGCCCAATCATTTTTTTCTATAGGCTTTCTACTGTAGATCAGAGTGCTTAGTTGTTCTGGTGAGGATAAATTTATAGGCGTATCCCCCATCAACTCTATCACTTCAACATTCAATGCATTAACTATATCTGCTTGCTCTTTTTTAAATTCCTCTTTAACAGACATCAGTGCTTGTTTATCTATAGAAAACCCTCTTGAATATATCTTTGCTAAAAGTTTGCATAACTCATTAGTTAAATTAACAATGGGATTAAGAGAAGAATACTCCGTAGTGTATAGCTTCTTTATTAGAAGTTCAGATAGTTCTTGTGTAGCTTTAACATCAGCTAAACAATACTCTTCTAAATCATCACCATCTATGTCATCTACAGATACACCTGCTTTAAGTTGTTCCTTCATCAAGTCCATCTTCTGATTATCAAGGCAGTATCTTTCTGCAATCGCCTGTAAAGATAGTGGTTGTTTCTGTGCTCGTTGAAACAAATACTCAACAAGCATAGTATCAAACACTGCACCATCATATTTAAAACCACAATCCCACAACCAAATGAGTTCATGTTGAGCATTATGACAAATGATCACAGTAGCCTTATCCAGTTGGGCTTGTAGTTTGTCTTTAGCTCCCTCCGTTGTATGCGTCTTGTGGTTAAACCAGAAGGAAGACTCCTCTCCTCTATCTGTTTTTGTACATACAAGAACCAGTTTATTTTCAGGCGTGAATGGATCAAGTAATATTTTTCCTGAAGGTAAACGAGTTACTGTATTTTCTATATCCACTGTAAGTTTCATATACCCCTCCTATGCACTATATGTAGCCGTATCAGGGTCAAACATGGTTACAACTCTACCATGCTTGCCAGTAAGCTTATTCTTTAGTACAAGCCAATGTCTCTCTGCGCTATCTTCCTCCTGTTGTCCTTCAATCATTGGTGTCTTAGTAAGACAAAATAATATATCTGCCTCTGAAGCTTTGCCTGTTCTACTTCCTTCAAGCATAGACATATCTACAAACACTTTACCTTCTGCTTCAGCAGATAATTGTGACATAGCAAATATCACACAGTCATATTGTTTTGCTAATATTCTTAATCTTATGTATGTAGCCTTTAACTTTTCGTGATGCGCTATGTATGCTCCTTCTGGATGAAATTTATCTGCCATGTCAGCAATCAATATGTCTGGTTTATATGCTTTTATAGCCCTTTCCATCCTATCTAGATCCCAACCAGTAGCATCAGCTACATTAAGACTATCCTTCATTGGTTTAAAAAATTGTTCTGCTTTTGTTTTATCTTTCTTTATGGCATCTATAGTCATGTTACATGATGCAGTTAAGTATCTTGCAGACACACGATTAGTTGCCTCTTCATTTGCAAGCACCATAACTTTTGCTCCTTGATGAAGAAAGCCATCCTTACCTGCACATAAGAAAGCATGGCAACTTGTCTTACCTGTATTTGGCCTTGCTGCACCTACAATTAATTGTCCTCCATTAACTCCGGGAACTAATTGTGCTACAGTAGGTATGTTTATCTTCCATTTAAATTCCAAGTCATTCTTCTTCAATAGCTCATCTATGTCCATACTCTCAAAGGCAATCTTTAATGCTGGCATGAAATCTTCTTCACGCCTATCAATAAATTCAACCACTTTATGTAAAGAAGTTATCTCACCATTGGACATCTTGAAAGCCATGTCTACAAGCTCATTGGCAGCATCTTCTCTATTTAATTCTCGTAATACATCCTGTGCTACCTCATAGTTTAATTCATCACACAAGTCCATCTTACGAAATAGGCTTGTGTATATATCTTTTTGAGCAGTAGTCAACGCTTGATTGGAAGAAAAGAATAACGCTTCTATATCTCCTATGTTTATATCATCTTCATACTCAATCATAGCTAGATCAATAGTATTCTTTATTGCTCTCGTTTCTTTGCTTTTAAATATTCTCTCTTTTGCTATGCTTTTATTTCCCTCGTAAAATTCACGAGAGGTTAGTGTGCGGAGTAATGCTAATTCCATTGTGTGCTCCTTCTATACCATTACTAATTTTTAAAACTCTATCTCTTATTCCTGTTATATCATGTTTCTTCCTATATTTCAAGTCATCTTCTAATTTAAATGTAAATATACCTGACTGAGCAGGAATGTGTGAGCTTATTTCCCTCTTCATTGCTATACTTTTATTACTTGCATCTGGATCAAGAGCAATAATAATTGCATCTACATCCTGTAGTTGCTCGTAATAGGAGGTAAGAAAGTTTGTACCAAGTAATGAAAAACCTATACAGTTTGAAAATGTACCTGCTACCACAGCAGCAGATATACAATCCTCTACGACCACTGCAACATTACCCTGACCAATTCTACAGCCATACCCACTAGCCCCATACCGTTTCCATTTAGGTGTTACCTTAGAATTTACTGCACGACCAGCAGCATCAACGATACTATGGTTATGTACTATAGGAAAAACGATACGTTGATCTCTGATGTCGTAGTATAAGTTAATATCATTTAAGTTAATGCCATATCGTACTGAAAACTTGTAGAAGGTAGGACTATTTTTAGTGCTCTCCACCACAGGTATTATGTACTCTGGCATCTCAAATGTTTTTGTACTTTGTTTATTTGTATGTTGTATATCGTTCAGTGATACTCTCTGTCCTGTCACACCAGATAATCTACACTCTGCTTTATAACAGTTGTAAAGAAGCGCACCTATTTGTTTTGTAACTGTAAAAGTATTTCGACCATTGCATATAGGACAATTCCCCCTGTACCGTTCATCCAAATGTAAATCTAATCCATTTATATGTTTGATTATATCCATTCATCATCATCCATAGAAAAGTTTCGTTTGTCTGCAGCGTTACGTGCTTGATGTGTACTTATACATACATACGGCATTAAACTCTCCCTGCTTTTATGTCCACTGTAAGCCATTATCTCAGTATCTGTAGCCCCATGATTTGCTAAGTCAGTAAGAACTGTTCTTCTTATGTCTCTCAGTTGTAACTCTTTGGGTAACTTAGCTTCATCCATTATTTTCCTAAAGGTTCTAGATATATTTTGTTCACTATAAGGTTTAAGTCTATATGGATTAGGCACTACCCAATTCTGAAAACCATAATGTTCTTTCTGATCTATCAACATACGTATGAGGCTGTCTGACAAAGGTATTCCCGGTATTCTTTCTTTTGTTTTTTGTATCACCTCTCTTGTATATATCTTTTCATCAAAGTTATAATTACACCACTCAGACATTCTTATGTCTTCAATGCGCTGTCCTAACTCTACGTTAATTCGTACTAGAAGACCAATGTTTCTCCATTTGTCTATGCTAAAAGCCATAGTTAAAAATTGTTTAAAATGTTCTGGCATCCATACAGTATTTCTTGGTGCTGCTTTTGATCTTTCCACAAAGCCCCAAGGATTTTTTTCAAGTAGGTCATACTTCATTAGTACATTCCATACTCGTGTAACTATCTGTATTGTGTAGTTAGCAAAACGTATACCGTCTGAACCAGAACTTACACTTTCAACCAACGCCCAATATACTTTCTGACATTTAGCTACGTTTAACGCACGTATAGGTATAGTTCCTACCTTTTGTTCTAAATTACCAGCCCCCTTTAATGTTGTACCCATTAGTCTACGTAGTTGATAGTCATATTGTATCTTAGTCTTTTCATTGGATATATTTTTTCTAAACTCAGGTGTCTTTAGATACTTTTCTATAGCATCTGACACACATCCACTCTTAATTAATTGCATATTAGTTACTCACATATCTAATTTTATATTCTTGCTCAACACCATAAAATAAGTCAGTCCATA